CCCATTCAATAATCTTGACGAGGCCGGGCACATTGCGTGACACGAAGATGTTCGCGCATCGGGCGTCTGGCATACCCAGCCCGACACGATAAGCAGACAACTGCATCATGTGTTCATCATAGGCGTCAACCTTGTCTGGGTCGGTGAAGTCCTTGGTCTTGATGTCCACCACGAGGTTTTGTGCGTGCAAGTCGCACTTACCGCCGAAGCCAATCTCATGACCGAAGGAGCGCTCTGCAACCCACGCCTGATGGCCGAAATAAGCCTGTAGCGCTTCGACGCAACCCTTGACATGGTCTTGGTGTTTTTCGGCCTGCACGCCCTCATAGAACGACTGAATCGATGCGTGGATGTCTGTACCAAGATCAGCGGCGGAGCGCCCCTGTTCCTTCGAGTCATCCATGATGCGGGCGATCCACTCATCCTCTGGCTCGTCAGGACGCCGGGGGAGGGTAAGCGCGGCCAGCAGTACCTGCCGCTGTAGCCACTGGTTCAGCGCTGGTTTAGCCGCGACATTCAGCACTGTCGTGACTGACGGGATCAGGCCCTCCTTGCGTGCGTCACGCAGGGTGGTGTTGCGCTCCTTACCGTTCGCGCCAATGACGGTGTAACGGGGCACTCCATCGCGGGTGTACCAGTGGTTTGATTCGCTTGCGCGTGGTTCTTTTGCAATCATCGTTGCGGCTCCTTGTTTTCTTTTGCGTCGTTGTAGCCTCGGGTGTATTCGTCCTTCAGTCGCTGGTTGAAATACTGTGCGACAAAATCAAAAAACACCTTTGCGCTCTCGTTTGCATCGCCCTCAAAAATCATGGCTGGGCCATTGAAATCGAGTCGCCCAACCTCTCCTTGAGAGTTGTGCATAACGATGTTGTGGTTTGGTTTGATGTCGGCAATTTTGAGTTGGCTGGTAGGAACCAGTAATTCGCTCTCGTGCCATCCAGCCATCTTTGGCAAGTGTTCAAAGTCTTCCATCACCACCACCCAAACCAGACCCCGGTGCCATGAATCCACGCAACCGGAAAGAACAGGGCGCCAGCAATCAGGAAGCCCCACGATGCCGCTTTAAGGCAGACCACGATGTGCGTGATCCATGCGGCGATGATCCATACAACGAAGATAAGTGCGCCTAGGTTCATTTTGCGGGCCTCCCCGGACGCTTCTTAGGCGTCCCATCCATCTTCAGGCCGTAAGGTGCTTCAGCGCTTTTCTCTGCCGGGGTCATTGCCAATCTGCTCTTCTTAGGTTTGCGCTCAAGACTGCGGCGCAGACGGCTCTTTTTGGGCTTTGGCGATGGATTGGTAGCCACAGGTACCGCACGCTCCCAGAAGAGCCGCTCGGCCAGCAGGTAGCCTTCCAGTGGCCAAATTTGGCGAAGGGCATCCTCGAACGCAATCTTGCGCCCGATGTTCATGTCGAAGTTCGATGCGTCCACGCAGGCACTGGTGCCGTTGATGGTGTAGCCATTCACCAGAGTCAACTGGCAAACAGTGGTGCGCCCGTCTGGCATGACGATGTAGGTCTCGCCTTTAATTTTTTCGATGATGGACTCTATGGTCACTTTATTTTGCATTGCCGCTCTCCTTCAGTCTTAGAAGCAGGTGGTGTTGCAGTTCCCGTTGTAACAACAGGTCGTGCAGGTCACCATCTTGCCGCCGTAAGTCACGGTGCTGGTTGTGCATTGAGCGTAGGCAACAGAAGCAACGCCAGCAAAAAACAATCCGAGTAGTACTTTTTTCATGATGCTCTCCTAGTGGTTAAAAGGGGATGTCGTCGTCCATGTCATCAAAGCCGGATGACTTCGACGCACTTTCGTTCTTCGCGTACTGCTGGCCCTCACGGGCTTGCCATTCAGGTGAACCCTGAATCTTTTGCTTCAGGCCATCGCTGAAGGTTTCGAACATGGTCATGTCCGGTTCGTCGATGGAGAAGATGCCGGGCTTGTTGTGACCTTCTGGTAGGCCAGCCTTCTTGACCTGTGGGGGCACCTGCATGATCGCGGCGATGTTGGTGTACTCCTTGCCGTTGTTGCCAGTGGACTTGATCACAGAGATCATGGCCCATGCACCCAACACATTCTTGAGTTCAAAGCCACGGAGTTCTTCCGCAGTGAACTCGCGACCACGCCATGTCTGGAGGTCTTTGCGCAGGGTTGCCTTTTCGGCAAGGGACAGTGTGAAGTTCTTGCTGATGGTCATCGGCTCGTTTTTGGCCGTGAGGATTTGCTTGCCGTTCTCGTCCTCGCCATGTACCTCGAACTGCAACATCACCTTCGGGAGGTGCTTGATCGTGCCAAGGTACTCGGACTTTTGGGTGCCGAGGTCGACGACGCGGTAGCAACGCGCCAAGTGCATACCGGGTGGTACGGGGGTGAAGGAACCTTCGCCTTCTTTCGCTATGAGTGCCATTATTCGCTCCTAAGAGTTTCAAGTTGAGATTGACGACGAGGCATACCGCATTCCATGCGGATGGTTGCCCAGTCATCGGGGGTAGCAACGCCAGCCTCAGCCCGGTCAAGGGCCTCTTCTAGCATTTGCATTCTTTCGAGCATCGCTTGATGCATCAGTCCTTGTAGGTCGTCCATAATTCGCTTTCGAGTTAAACTACCGCCGACTGTACCATGTTTAACTTTAAGATACAACCCCCTTGACAGGGAATTTTTGTAGTGTATGATCGCCTTAAACCAACCCAAGGAGAGTGTATGACCCTAGAAGAGTACTTTGCCGATAAACCGAGGGGCGCCAAGATCGCTCTCGCGAACAAGTTGGGGGTGTCCAAAACATGGATGTCTCTGCTTGTGAGCGGGCGTGAACAGCCTAGTGCTGGCCTTGCGCTCATGATCGAAAAATTCACCAAAGGAGCCGTTACGCGCAAAACATTGCGGCCCGATTTATTCGGAGAAATCAAGTGATCTGGTACAAATTTCACCTCGGTGATTACATCACCCACACACTGCATCTGTCGGATGCCGAAGACCTCGCATACCGTCGACTGCTTGACCTGTACTACATGAGCGAGAAGGCAATCCCGCTCAATACAGAGGAGGTGGCTCGAAAAATCCGTCTGGATTTGGACATAACCGAATCGGTTTTGGGGGAGTTTTTTGAGAAGACCCCAGAAGGGTATCGAAATGGTCGTTGCGATGAAGAAATTGCGAAATATCAGCATCAAGTCGCAACGAACCGATCCCTCGGAAAGCGAGGCGGGAGGCCGAAGAAAACCGAATCGGTAACCGAATCGGAACCGAAAGCAAACCCTAAGAAGATACAGAATAAGAATATAAATACATCGTCGAGGTTCGACGAATTCTGGTCGACATGGCCTACAAGCAAGCGCAAGGTGGGTAAAGCCGCAGTGCAGGTCAAGTGGGAGAAGCACAACCTCGATCAGGTTGCTGACATGATCATTGCCAATGTCAACGACCTGAAGACCTCAGAGCAGTGGCTTGGTGGTTTTGAGCCAGCACCCCTGACCTACATCAACCAACGCCGTTGGGAAGACGACTACTTCCCCGAGCAGGCCATCGCACAGGGCCGGAGGGCGATATGACCCCAGTCGAGGCCATCCTGTCGAGACTACAGAAGGTCAAGGGCAAGAACGGCTCTTGGACTGCCTGCTGTCCCGCTCACAACGATAAGGGGCCATCCCTTGCGATCCGTGAGGCTGATGATGGTCGAGTCTTGTTGCACTGCTTTGCTGGGTGTGAGGTCAACAGCGTGGTCACAGCCATTGGCATGGACATGACTGACCTGTTCCCACCAGACAGCAAGCGGCGCGACTACCCGGTCGAAGGCAAGCCCCGCATGAAGCCAGCGTTCTATGCCAGTGACCTGATCCGCATTCTCTCGTTCGAGGCTTTGGTGGTCAGTATCTGCGCTCACGACCTGCGCAAAGGCAAGGCTTTGAAGGATGAAGACTACGAGCGATTAAAAGTGGCACAACAGCGAATTGAAGAGGTAATGCACTATGCAAACATCTAATGTCCAAGATAGGGCCAAGGCCCTTGACGAAGCACGGCGTGTGCGTCTTCTGAAGCCAGAAGATGTGGATGTCGACAAGTACCTGCACGCAACCGACATCACCAACAAGGTTCGTGAGGTAACCGTCCTGCTTGATGAGTTGCGCGACGAGATCGCCAGCCCGGTCAAGGAGGTCACTCATACCATGCCATGGCCGAAGACCGAACACAGTTTTAGGTTTCGCCCGGGTGAGGTCACCTTGTACGCCGGATCAAACGGTGGTGGTAAGTCACTGATCACGGGCCAGATTGCTCTGGGCTTGATCAAGCAAAAGCAAAAGATTTGCATCCAGTCCTTTGAGATGAAGCCCAAGCGCACGCTGTACCGAATGCTTCGACAGTTCGCTGGCGAGAACATCGAGTTCCCCAAGTTCATGTCGAAGGAGAAGTACATCGGCAGATTGCTGGATCGCTTTCACGACTTCGCTGGCAATCAGATGTGGCTTTACGACCAGCAGGGCACGGTGACCACACAGCAGGTCATTGCAGTGACTCGTTACTGCGCGATGGAGTTGGGTATCGGCCATGTGTTTATCGACTCGCTGATGAAGTGCGTACCCGGCGAGGATGACTACAACGCTCAGAAGATGTTCGTTGACGAGATCACCGCAGTAGCCCGCGATCACAACATTCACATCCACTTGATCCATCACATTCGCAAGTTACAAAACGAAGAGTTGCAACCGAACAAAAACGACATCAAGGGCACGGGCGCGATTGCAGACCAAGTCGACAATGTTTTGCTGGTCTGGCGCAACAAGAAAAAAGAACACGACAAGCAGAAGAAGGGCACCGCTGATGACAAGTTGCCCGACACCATGCTGATGTGCGAGAAGCAACGCAACGGCGAGAGCGAAGATTGGTTCAACCTCTGGTACGACAAGGAGAGTCAGCAGTTCGTTGAGATGCCCGGCGCAGTTGCAATGCAATTTGATGCCAAGGGTGCGTTCTGATGCCGATCATCACAAAGGATGTGCGTGAGTACTACAGAAACTGGAAAGAAGGAGAAGGAGACGATGAGCATCGTCACCGTTGTCTCGTTCGATGGGTCATCAAAAAACGGATTGAAGATCGCGATGGCGCACACAGATGGCTCAATGGTTACATTGACCACACTGGTCGACATCACAAAGGCTGGAATGATT